TCTCATTAACACCAATCAAGCGGAAGTTTCTTTTACTCCAGCTGCCGCAAATCTTCCAGCAGTTCAAGCATCTGTATTGAGTGGTAATACTTGCCCTATTATGCTTACTTCGCAAAAAACGCCTACTACTACGGCATCAGGAGGTAAAAATTCTCTTGACGCAGCGGTTGCTGTTAAACTTTCCGTAGATATTGTAAAATCTCGTCAAAATGGTCATCAAACATCATTGACCTCATGTCGTCTATATGCTCCGCTTTATAAGTTTAATCCTTTAGCAGAACAACGCTATTTATCTCTTGCTCCTACCAAGCGTGTAGAATATGAAGATGTGTTTCAATATCAGTTTAATGGTGTCAATGCTGGTGACACTTTCAACTTCCTTGTGTCCAATGGTATTTCTGATATCCAAAGTGTATTGGTTGTTCCTTTCCTTTCTTCGTCTGCGAATAATAATATGAATCCGTTTTTATCTCCTTATTCCACAGCTGGAGCAACCCCAGATCCTGTGCCACTACAACAATTTAATATTCTACTTTCAGGTGTCAATCTTTTCCTTGAAAATGAAGAGTACGATTTTCAGGCGTTTTCTCATCAACTTGCTTCTTCTAATCAGTTGAATGGTGGTCTCACTACTGGTTTAGGAAGTGGTTTGATAGGTAAATTCGAATTTGAAAATTTATACCGCTATTATTACGGCAATACATCTCGGTCACTACCAAGTGAAGAGGGTGTGTCAAGGTCTGTCCAAATTGTCGGCAAGAATGCTTCAGCTCAGCAAATTTCGCTCATGTGCTTTGTGTGTTTTCGGCGGAGCATGACGGTAGACATACAAACTGGGGCCCGTGTCCAATAAGTATTTGAATAAATATTAGGTGATATGTGAATTGATTAAAAAAATTCATCATTTCATTTTCTCAAGATGTTTTTTTGTTGCTTGGTGTTCTTTTAGATGCCGTTTAACAATTTCACACCCACATTCACATTTTACTTTGGCGTTGATTTTTGATTTGTTTGATTCACGATATTTTTTCATTTGTTCTTGTATTTTATGTTTGTTATTTTTACGATAATCTTTATCATATTCTTGAATTTTATGTTTGTTATTTTCACGGTATTCTTTCTTGTATTCTTGTATTTTAGGTTTGTTTGATTCACGATAATCTTTATGGTACTCTTTATAATACTCTGTTATTTCGTCTTTTGTTCTAAAACTATTAATCATATTCATACTTGCTTTTAATTCTTTCATCACTTCATTTTCTCGTCGCTCTGCTTCTCGTCTATCATTACAAGGATATTTTTGAACTTCAATCATTTTAAACATATTCCAACCTCCGTTCTCTCGTATCATTTGATATACTTTTAGGTTGTAATGTTTATCGCTATCATTTTTACAACTGCCTTTGTGCTGTGTTTTTCGTTTATCAAAATTAGTCGTATGGCCAACATAAACCAAACTTTCATCGTCAAAATGTTCAATTTTATAGATACAACACTTAGAATAATCCATTGGTACTTTAGGCATTATATACTTATATACGCTTATCCTTTAAGTATATTTTGTTATACAATTAAGAACCACAATAAACAAAAATTACGTATATCAACATTTTTTTTTCTTTCGTTATTTATATGGAACAAATTGGATTGAGTATTTCACCCGCACAACTGTCAAAAATTAAGAGAGGACTACCTATCCAAATTAGCCATGGTTCAATGGGTAATGGAGATGTAGTGGTTTCATTACATCCAGAAAATGCAAAGAAAATGATGTCCGCTTTTAAGCGTGGCAAAGGATTACGGATACAAATGGACGAAGATGAAGTTCGTGCTTCAGGATTACTTGGTAGTTTGAAGAAATTAGGGAAAAAGGTAGAAAAAGGAGTGGTTGATGTAGGAAACAAAGTAGCAAAACCAACAAAAAAAATAATATCTAAAATACCAAAACCAGTTCGAGATGTGTTACAAGATGAGGCACAGGGATTAATCGATACAACAGGAACTACTTTAGGATCGATGGTCGGCCAAGCAACTGGAGATGAAGAATTGGGCGACATGATTAATCAAGGAATTAGTGATACAGGAAATGAATTACTTACAGGTCAACGTCTTTCTTTAGGCAGTAAAATTTTGCCTATTGCGAAAAAGAGTGTGAATGTTGTGGTTGACCAAATTGAAGACCCGCAATACAGAGCAGTAGCAAAACAAATCGTGAAAAAATCAGGTGCTGGATTATATGGTAAAGCAGGTTCTGGACTTACTGGACGTGGTTTAAGTGGTTCTGGAATGAGAAACAGACGACGTAGGCCTAACCTTGATGAGGAAAGTATGGCAAAAATGGGAATTTTACCAGAACGAGGTCGTAATGTTATACAACCATATCCTCCTCGTATGCCACGATTTGATGAAGATTATTACATGAAATCTATTCGTAATAACAAACAAGGTAGTGGATTTTTTTCAAATATTGGAAAACAAATAAAAAAAGGAGCAAAAGAAACAGGAAAAGATTTTCAAAGGGGAGCAAAAGTAGGAAAAAAAGCCCTTTTTGGGAAACGAATTGGAGATGAAGCAGAGTTTGTATTACCTATTGCTGGAACGATTATGGGTGGGACTGCTGGGTCTTTCTTAGGAGGCCCTGGTGGTAGTGCTTTTGGGGGCGCTGCGGGAGGTGCTGGTGGTAAGGCATTAGCAGACGAGATTAACAAACGAGGTTACGGAATGAAAGGTGGAAAAGGACGTAGAAATTCTATGGTAAGATCCGCAAGTGATGTTCCAACCTTTAGTCCATATGCTACCTTGTATTCTCCACAAAATCATCCATTTATGCCACGTAGTAGTTTCCAAAATGGTGGAAGTGGAGAACGGATAATGTAAAATAAATATGTGTATATAGTATATGCCTAAACAATTCTTTTGTCGTACTGGGTCTAAACTAAAAATAGTAAATAGAATATTACAAAACACACCACCACATAGCGTTTATGTTGAACCCTTTGTGGGAGGGGGTTCATTATATTGGAGTAAAGAACCAGCAGAAAAAGCAGTAATTAATGATTTAAGTAAAGAGTTAATAGAAGGTTATACATTATTAAAATCGATGAAAAATAAACAACCTAATGATTTCCCTATTGAGACAAACGTAAAAGACATTCAAGCATTCGTAAATAAACCCAATCCTACTAAGGAAGAACGATTATTACAAATATTATATACAACCTGTAATACTTTTGGCAGTTCAGGTGAAGGAAAAATATATAAGGAATCAACTCAAAAAAAAAAAATCGATGAAATCGAAAAATATGTAGACCGCATGAAAAATACGACCATTTTAAAACAAGATTACAAAAAAGTCATACACAAATATGATAGTCCAAATACTTTCTTCTTTTTAGACCCACCTTATGAAAATAGCGATTCACTTTATAAAGACGACACCATAGATTACGAAGAAATGGCTGATGTATTAAACAAGATAAAAGGGAAGTTTCTATTGACCATAAACGATAGTCCTAATATAAGAAAAATATTTAAAGATTTTGTGATTAAACCTATATTGGTAAAGGGTTATGGACATGAAGGTATTGGTATAAAAGACAGAAAAGAGTTATTTAGTATGAATTATAAATTATAATGTGTATATAGTATATGAGCTTAACCAATTTTGATTTACATCGTTTGTGTAAAAGAATGGACTTGCCAATAGTGGGTGTATTTAGTAAAGACGAACTAGAACCTATACCTCATCAAATAGGAACATATTACATTAATATGAGCGATGCTAAAGAACCAGGTACTCATTTTGTTTGTTTTAAAATTGTTTGTGATGAAGATAGAGACGATTACAAAGGTAAGAAAAATAAAGAGAAAGTATGTGAAGCAATCTACTTTGATAGTTTTGGAATTGACATGCCTATTGAAGTAGAGAATTATTTAAAAAACTTTAGACCAATTGCGTATAGTAACCGACATATTCAAAATATCCATAGCGACGTGTGTGGATGGTACTGTTTGCTCTTTGACTATGCTTTAGAATGGAAGCAAATGGACGATACTTATGTAGAAGATTTTGAACGCTTTCTTAACAACTGGAGTGACAATACCATAACCAATACAAAATTATTAAAATCAATATTTAAAGATATTCCATAAAATAACATCCAATATATATATGGAGACAAAATCTATCTTTAAATATACAACACAACGCAATGGTATTCACTACATTCCACACGACAAAATAGAACAATTTAAGAAAGACCCGTTATTTAAAAACGATGAGATAAATGAAAAATTGAAAGCAGATACATATGGACTGTCGCCTATCTTTATAATCAACCCAAAAAAAATTAATAAATACACTAAATAGATATTTTCTTCTAATCGAGACAAGTGTATTAACGAGTTGAATAATTGAAACCATATTTGAATAACTTATTTTGTCTCCAAACTAAAATTTAAAATTGGAAAAAAGAAACAAGGCTGGAGACAAATGAATAATAAAATTGATTTAAAGATTAGAATGGAATAGAATATAATGGGTAGAAGACAAGATTTTGCTAAGTCTGTTATCTATCATATTAGACAAATGGAAAACAAAGAAGTCGTATATGTGGGTTCCACTACTAATTTCTCTAATAGAAAGGGAAAGCATAAACATAATTGTAACCACGAAGGAAAAGAATTTACATTCCCTATTTATTGTCATATTAGAGATAATGGAGGATTTGATTGTTTTGAAGTGATACCTATACAATCATTAAAATTAGAAAATAAAACACAATTATTAATTGCTGAACAAGAAGAAATGGACAAACACCGCACATTAGTAAATAGGAATAAAGCACATAGTCCTATTGAACAAAAGCGTATAGACAGTAATGAAAAATGTAAAAAATATCATCAAGAAAATAAGGAAAATATAAATGAAAAAAAGAAACTATATTATCAAGAAAATAAGGAAAATATAAATGAAAAAAAGAAACAACGATACCAAAAAAATAAAGCTGAAATAATTGAAAATTATAAACAAAAAATCGAATGTAAATAGTGTGGATAGTTAGTTGGATATTCATTTGTCTCCATTAGTGATTCATTTCTTCATAAAGAGTAAAGCATATTGGGAGTCACGTACTATCGATAAATATGCATTATCGCCTATTTCTTCTCCAACTTCCATAGCATCTTGTGCGAAATTTTGAAATGTTTCTTGGTTTATTTTGTTTCTAAGAAAATTTATGATTGCCTTATAGAAATGAATCAAGATCAAGATGGATGTATCACCATGTTCATACATCTGTTCAAATTTTTCAGCAGTTTCTTTTGACTGTTTAATAAATATTATTTTTTGCTTTACCTTATAATGTTCAGCACGTCTACAAGCACATTCATAATTACAAAAATATAATTCTTTATTTCCTGTATCGACCTTTTGTCCCGCTTCATTGACATGGCACATACTTACATAATCGGTGTAATACAATTCAGATAGTTTCTTTTGGCAGTGTTCGCAGTTCATCTTGTTAGTTTCGCAGTTCATCTTGTAGTTATTATATTATTAAAAAAAATTTCAATTTTTGTTTCAATTTTTTTTTATAGAAATTTTCTTCTAATGGAATAGTGACATCATACAATTATAAATTGAACCCATATATTTGTCTCCAAATTTATTTTTTATTTATTAGTGCAGGCATTCATTTTTATTATAGAAATTTATCTTCTAGTGGAGATAAATGATCGTGTGGAGGGTGTGGAGGGTGGATAGTTGTTTTAAAGTTAGTCCATAATTTAGATAAAAAAAAATTACTAATTAGGTTAAGGAATTAAGGGTTTTCTATTATAGTAAATTGACTTTAACTATCCACACTATCCACACTATCCACACATTACCTACTCTCTTCTTCTTGTTACCTATTTTGATAAGAAAATAATAAATATAAGATAAAAAAAGTGTGGATAGTTGGTGGATAGTGTGGATAGTTGGATATTCATTTTGTCTCCAAATTTATTTTTTATTTATTTCTGAAATGGAGACAAATGGAGACAAATTATGTTGACAATACGCCGACAGAGTCCGAGCTTTTCTTAAGCGTAATATATTAATCCTCTTATCTATTATGCTAAGGAAAATAAATAACCAAATCTAAAAACGATTTTCTCAAAAGTAAAAAAGATTTTCTCATAATATTCAAATATTTAGTTTTTTGTTAATTTTTTAAATATTTTAAATCAAAAATTTAGTTTTTTG